AGACATCAAAGAAGCCGCCGACCTTCCAGCAGCCAAGCTCGATGTCGTTAAATCCAAGCGACAGCTCATTCAGTGTCGCGCAGCAGTCAGTCCAGATCGCTTCCGGCATTTCGCCCATGATGACCTGGCGGGCATTACCCGGAACGAACCGCGCATTGACCTTCGGCAGCAATTTAGAGTTTTCTTCGATGATCTGCTTTAAAAGCGGCAGCATGACCTCCGGGATTGTCAGACCGACATTGTTGATATCGCGCTTCTCACGGATGCTCGCTTTCACGCCTTCCAGATAGTTCTTCACATCGTCGCGCTGGAAAAACGCGTCGCGCTCCTGGTGGGACATCCCGAAAAAATCCCCTCTTGTCTCGATAGGCATAACTTTCACCTCACGTTTCTCCGGCTCTGCCGCCGGTGCTTTCTGTCTTTCTTCCATGCCTTCCAGTTCCGCCTCAAGATCGGCAATCTCACCTTCCAGCTGTGCAGACTTTTCGTCGTGCTCCTTCTGTTCCTTTTCCAGCTCGTCAACCTTTTCCTCGACCAGCTGTTTTTCCTCATCGGTTTCAGCCTCGTCGATCGCTGTTTTCAGCTCCTCCTCGCGCCCGGTAAAGTCCTGCGCTCTAAGCTGTTCCAGCTCCTTCTTCTTGTCACTGATCTTCTTTTGCAGAAGCATCTGTTTCAGTGCCATGTTCAAGCCTCCTTCTCATGCGCTCCCGCCATGCTTCCGTCTCGCGCTTCCTGATCTCGTCGCGGTCCTTCTGTCTGGCGGAAATATTAGTAGCTTCATAGGCCGGGAAAGTGCAACACGATACTTCGTGCAAATCCACGTCCTTGATCGTCCAGTGGATCGAACCATCGTCGGAGATGGCCGTTTCCTCCTCTCTGATCTCGAATCCGATAGAGCAACCACTCACGTCACCGCGCTTCACGCGTTCATACAGGTTCATAGCGTCCGTGTCACTCGGATTGACCGTGACCTTTCCCCATAATCCGCGCTCGTCTGTGCGCAGCTCCAAAGTGTGTGCGGCTGTCCTACCAAGAACCAGTGACGTGTCATGGTTCACGAGTGCCCGTACATCCCCGGATATCGACCTGTCGAAGGCCCCCGGTGCGATCGATTCGCTCATGTCGGGTGTGATCTGGTAGTTGCTATTAAAAACAGCGAAGTATCCTTCGATCGTAAGGACTTCGCTGTCATCCCGCGTCGTAAATTCCGCCGTGCGGTAATTCAGTTCACTCATCGTCGCTTCCTCCTTGTATCAGTTTTTTCTGGTCCCCGGCCTTATCCGCCGGAATATAGTTTTCAAGGATGCGCAGCTCGTCCAGTCCTTCAAGCGGCGACATCCCGATAGCGTCGCGGACTTCGTTGCCGGTGACAATGCCCTTGTCCGACAGCCCGCCCAAAACATCCGATATCGTCTTGATGTCCCAATCCATCAATGAGCGGATGTTGAATTTCAGATACAGGTACGGCGAAACAATGAGCTTGCGTGTCAGCTCCTGTTCGATGTTCTTTGCGATCGGTGCGATCACGTCCGTGATAAACGCGTTCCAGGCATCGCGGCTGTATTCGCCGATGCCAAGCACAAACGGCGGTACACCCAGGATGGCCGCGATCAGTCTGCGGTCAAGCTCGACCGTGTCTTTCAGTGCCAGATCCTGCAGCGACAGCGGCTTAACCTGTTCTACACTGAATTCCTGTGCCGGAATGACCCACGGCTCACCGGCCGTGTTGGATGCGACATAGTCCTCCAGTATGACCTTGCGGCCTTCCGGCGTTGACAGTTCCTCGTTGATCGCATCCACCTTGACGATGATCGACGGTTTCCATTTGGATTCCAAAAATCCCTTTTCCGTCGTAGCGGCCTGTTTCAGATTGTTCGCGACATCTTTAAGCACGATCGTCGTCCCGCGTCCCAGCCACGGATAGTGCGGGTCCGGATTTTCAACAAAGTGCAGGACCTCGTCCGGCTCGTACCGCTTGCCGTCAATCCAAATCCAATACCCGTACCCGTCCGGTACAAACGAATACCGGTACCGCGGTAGCGGCTCCAGATCGCCGAGGATCCAATCGTCTTTCTCACCCTTTTCCATGTGCACCATCACGACACTGTTTCCGCGGCCATGCAATAACATCTGCATGACGATGTACTCCATCCAGGAGCGGCGCGTCGTGTAGCGGAACGGATCAATGTCGATCTTGCGCGACAGCTGGTTGATTACGCGCTGATCACCGTTTTCAGTGTTGTGCATCAGATGAATCGTCATTGACGATATCAACACCGCGATCTTACGGCAGGCTGTCAGCACTTCCGGCGACTTGTCCAGGGACGTGTAGCCCTCGCAGCACAGCATGTCGTATGCTTCCTCTGTGCGCAGAAAACCGACGACCGGGTATCCCTCCCGCTTATTTATTCCCCCTGATTGTTTTCTCTTACGTCTTTTGCTCATTCTTGTTAAACCATCCGGCCGACTTCTCGCGGCGTTCCATGATGTTCAAAAACTTCACGCAAGCAAAAACCGAAGCATCGAATATGTCTATTCTGTGCTCCGGCTGTACTTTCTCATACATCACCATATCGTCCGTCTTTTCGATCGCACGGACATTTGAAACGCAATACTCGTATGCCTCCGAGTGCAGATAGTACAGTTTCCCGTCCTTTGCCATCTTTTCGATGCGTCGGAATCCCTCTGACTTCAAGTAATAGTATTGCGGCTGGTCCTCGATGGAGAAGTGCGCCTTCTTCATTTCGACCGTATATTCCCGCGCAAACTTCCGGTCGTGCCCGATCTGGACGATCTTGAATCCCCGTTTGCGCATATCGATAAACCAGTTTACGACATCCGACGTATTGACCGTCGGGGAGTTGCACATGGTCAGCCAGCCGTCGTCCTGCCAGCCAAACAGCGGGATCCCGTCCTCCTCCGCCTTCCTTGCAGCGGCCACGACCGGGAACCACGCGTGCGAAATGATGATGTCCACACCGTTGTAATGTCCGTACAGTGCAGCCGCCGTAAGATCGTGCATCTTTGACAAGTCCGCGCCGCCGTACCAGCTGATACCCATCTTTGCCAGTTGATCGATCGTCCAGTTGTATTTCGCATCCGACCGGCGGAACTCGTCCAGGTCAAAGTACGCCTTTAATGCGGCAGTAAAGACATTCAAGTGTTTTGCAAAGAAGTCCTTGCGCTGCTGCGGGTCGTTCTGTGCCTGGAGAGAGTCCGTCAAAATGTCCTCCGGCCGGATACTCACACCATAGGAGGGATTTGCCATTTCGTGAACGATAGGGTTCGTGTAATCAACGTTCCCGTTTTCGTCCTTGTCGGCGCAGCACATAAAAATAAAATACTGCTCGTCCTCGACCTGCCCGTCCAGGACCTTACGGCAATAATTCAAGCGTTGCCCCAAAAAGCCCTGTTCATTGTCGCCCGCCGTGCTGATGCCGATCATCAATTTGTTTGTATACGCGCTCATGGCCTCTTTAAACAGGTTGTACTGTTTCGGGACCTTGAACGCGTGAATCTCGTCGGCTATGGCCACATTGCAGTTAAGCGAATCCTGCGTGTCGGGATTTGCAGCCAGTGCGCGGATAAAAAACGAACCGCTCCCGATGTCCGCTTCCATCGAGTGCTCGTTGTTGTTATCAATGACTTTGATGCTGCCGCCGTCCTTGATGTTCTCACCCAGCCGCGATATGTTGTAGTCCAGAAAATTAAAACTTTCCAAAGACTGAATCATCGCCGCCGATGTGATGTACACTTTTGAACCGGACAGCCGGTACCACAGCCCCATCGCCCATGCCAGCGCAGCCGCGAACGACGTTTTACCGTTTTTACGCGGGATAAATATAAGGGCCTCGTGGAACCGCACGATCTTTGTACCCTTTAGGATAAAGCCGACCAGGTTGTATATTATGAATTTCTGCCAGGGTAAAAGAATGAACGGTGTCCCGCGCAGCGGTGTCCCGTCCAGCTTCTCCCCTTGCTGATGACACAATGTCTTTTCGATAATGCCGATACAAAAGCCTGCTGCCTTATGGTCGATTTCGTACGCCGGATTTTCGATGTCCCGTAAAAACCGCTCCGCAGCCTGTTTCTGCTCTTTGCACGCAACCTTCGTGCCGTCCTGTATGCTTTTGGCGTATTGAATTACGGTTTTCCAATTTTCCGGTGCTTCCCTCATCCCTTGCTAAGACTTTCAATCGCATCCGCCAGCCGGGACGCCTGCTGCCCCGTGTTGTCCGTGATCTTATTCAGACTTTCCAGCGTCAGGCCGAGCGACTTCCAGTGTTCGAGTGATTGCTTGTCTAGTTTCAGCCAGACATCAAGGAGCGGGTTTTGCTTCATGTTGGTGGCCCCGCGGTCGGATGTGTATTCGACTACCGGCTCCGCGCCGTCGTCGATATACTTCTGATACGCAGCGTCCCGCTGTTCCAGGACAATCGCCGCCGCACGGATCGCCGGTTCCATAGTTTTCGAGTATGTCCCCGCATCCTTCATCTGTTTTTTGGTTGTCTTATACCAATCAGTTTTTTTGACCTGTTTTTCCATCGCTACATCTAATAGAACATACGTTGGGGGGGAGCAAAAAACACCCTCATCGAGTTGGAAAAGGG